ATTTCTACTTTGCCACTACGTAAGGGATGATCTGATGGGTATACTACGCCTTTTGAGGGCAATTCTACTGTTTCTGTTGGAAACTTATTTTCTTCCATAAATTATGTTTTAATGTAACGTTATTGTTGTATATAAATATATTGTAAAATAAGAAAACCCACATTTCTGTGGGTTTCTCTTTTAATTTATATTTAATTATCTTAAGTACTAGGTATTACAAATTGTTTTTCACCTGTTATTAGTCCATCTCCATTTTTATCTAACCATTTTTTAGCTTTATTAATAGAACCAGCTACATCATATGATCCATATTTTGATAACCCTGGGATTCCACTTCCTGATGTTAATTTTTTTCCTTTATGATAAACATCTGTTTGTATATAATAGAATGCAGATAAATGTGAAACATTAAAATCAACTTTATCCTTCTCATCAACCATAATATAACCTTCAGTTTTAATATTAAATTTTAGACCTGATGGGGTTGTATAATTTTCATCATTTAAAAGATAAGTGTATACTGTATTATATTTTCCACTAAATTCATTTTTTTCTCTTTTTTTAGACAAAAGTTTAAAATTAGAAGGAGAATATTTTGCTGTTCCTTCATTATATATTTTACTTATCTCTTCTCTAATAAGTTGTCTTAATTCTGATTTTTTCATGGTTTTATTATAAATATTACAGGAGGACGTAAGGTTACAAATAGATTGTAGAGCTCTAAATCAGAAATTGAGAACGCAATAATCAGGTTGCACAACCATTGTAATGTTTTGAGCTGCTGATTCGTTATCCCAACTATATTCACCAAAGTTAGCTTCAGTAATAATACATCCTTTTAATACCCATTCACTTACAATATCACCAACAGGACCTAAGATGTCAAGTGTTAAATCCTTCTTATAGAAGTCAGAGTAACCATCTCTACCTGTTACAGATTCGTGATGTAAACGTACCCATTCCATTACAGCTTGAGCACCAGAAGGAGTGATAGGATCAAATAATGTGAATGATATTGTACCCCATTTTGACTTTCCTTTCACAAAACGCTGTACGTTCATGTGGTTAAGAGTTACTGTATCTTGGGTTAAAGTTACTGCACTTACACCTTTAAGGATATATGATGGGATACCATCAATGTACATTATGAAGCGATTCTGCTGTTTGGGTTCAAATGAGGTGAAGAATATTTCGTTTGGATCTAATACTGCCATTTTATTATGTTTTCTTATACATATGACTTGTTTGGATTTTTTGATAATATTTCATATATTTATTAACGTAACAGCGTTTACACCTAAAACACATGACATGGCTAGACCTAAAAAAGAAAAGAAAAGAATAATATGTAAGAATTGTGATATAGAATTTGAGGTTATTCCTTCATCTAAACAAGAATTTTGCAATAAGACTTGTGCTCAACAATATAAAGGTAAAGATAAATCTTGGTTAAAGAAACGAGAAAACACATGTTTAGAAAAATATGGTACAAAAGTAGCATTTCAATCAGAACAAGTACAAAATACATATAAAAATAACTTGCAAGAAAAATATGGTGTTACTAATCCTTTTCTTATTAAAGAGGTTCAAGATAAATCACGTAATACTATAATAGAAAGATATGGAGTAGAGATAGCTGCTAAAAATAAAGAAATAGGAGATAAAATATCTAAAAAACTTAAAGGTAGAACATTACCTAGAAAAAACTTTGTTGAAGTAAAATGGGAAAAAATTATTAATTATTATAATATATCTGGAATGAAGCCATTGTTTGATAAAGAGTATTTAGACCAGAACATGCTAAGTCACTTATTTAAGAATAAATTTCAGTTTCAGTGTGATAAATGTTCGTCTATTACTGATGTTTATTTAAGTAATGGGTATTTGCCTTCTTGTAATTGTTCTGATTATAAAGGATACTCATTGGTTGAAGATGAACTTGTTGTGTTTTTATCTGAGTATATTTCTATGGATAGAATTTTACTTAATAGACGAGACATATTACCCAACCGCTTAGAAATAGATATTTATCTTCCTGATTATAATTTAGCTATTGAGATTAATGGAGTATATTGGCATTCTGAATCTATGGGTAAATATAAAAATTATCATTTATATAAAACAGATGAATGTGAGAAACAAGGAATACATCTTATTCATATACTTGATTATGAGTGGATATTTAAAAAACATATTATACAATCAGTAATATTAAATAAACTAAATAAAATTTCTAGTAAAATATATGCTAGAAAATGTGAATTGAAAAAAATAGATGATGTTAAAATAGTTAAACAATTCTTGAATGATAATCATATACAAGGATATACCTATTCATCTATTAATTTAGGATTATACCATAATAACGAGTTAGTGTCTCTTATGACGTTCTCTAAAAATAGGTTTAAGAAAAATTCTAATGAAATGGAGATGGTTAGATTTTGTAATAAGTTAAATACTAATATTACTGGTGGGGCTTCTAAATTATTTAAACATTTTATAACTAATTATAACACGTCTAGTTTACCTGTGTTAAGTTTTGCAGATAGGAGATTTTTTGATGGTAATTTATATAAAACATTAGGATTCTTATTTGTAGAGAAAACATCACCTTCTTACATATATTGGAAAAACAATATTATTTTAAATAGGATGTCATGTCAAAAACATAAATTATCTAAATTACTTGACAATTTTAATTCTAATCTCACAGAATATGAAAACATGTTAGCCAATGGGTGGAGGCGGGTTTGGGATTCAGGTAATTTAAAGTGGATATATAAATGACATTTCGTATTTTTTACTTCCACAATCCCATATCCTATCATATTTGTTATTTTTCATATTTTCCCATTCTGATAATGAACTATTATAAATATTAAGTAATTTAGGTAATTCTGACTTTCGGTATTTGAATCTATGTTCTCTATAATTATAATGTTTCATATACCAATAATTTGGTGGAGTGTCATGCATGAATTTGAAATTATTTTTTTCATATAGATTTCCTGCACTCCATCTTCTGTCAGCATAACTTATTATTTGTTTAGGTTGGTTTTCTTTAATGAAATTTTTTAAGAGTTTTGAAAAACCACCTATTACACTAATATTTAATTTATTGCAGAATCTAATAAGTTCATAATGGTCAGTAATATTTGTATTTCCTGTTATCTTTCTTAAAGAACCAAATGTTATAACACTTACTAATTCATCATTATAATATAAACCATATTTTATTTTACTTTTATCTTCTCCCTGGATGTGGTTATTGTTTAGGAATTGGTTTTTTGTTTTATTATCTATTGGTTTTATTATACATTTTCTAGCATATACTTTTCTCTCTGATTTATTTATTAGATGTTTTATACGAGATTTAACTATATCTTTTTTATAAGTCCATTCATCTTCAAATATGTGTATAAGTTTTATACTTTGTTTTTCACATTCGTTAGTTTTATTTATGTGGTATTCTTTTGTTTTACCCATAGCCTCAGAATGCCATCTTAAACCATTAAATTCAATAGCTATGTTATATTCTGGAATATAGATGTCTATTTCAAATCCTTTAACTAGTTTTCTGTTATTAAATATTATTTCAGATGATGTTATTTCTTTTAAAAAAGATTGAAGTTCTTTTTCAGAATTAGATATACCTATAGTTTCATTAGGATCTTTATAAATTGGTAATCGCCCACACGCTACATGATCTATAAAATTATTTCCAGATAATGTATGTTTAAAATTATAATAAATTATATTACCTTCATTATCTTTTACTCCTTTATATTTATCTAATAATTCTAAGTTATTAGATTTTAACCACTGATTTAGACGATTTAAAAACCCTTTACGACTATTAAGGTCTGCTGTTTTTCTTAGACTACTATTCTTACCTAAAGAATGTTTATCTCCAAATTTTTCTAAATTAGTATTTTCTACTTTTTCTCTAATACGTTGTTTTTCTTCTTTAGACTTATTTTTTAAAGAATCTGATATTTTATTTTTTATTAGTTGTTTTTCTTCTGAAGATTTATTTTGTATTGTTTTAGCTATTTTATCTCCATAATTTAAGTTTCTCTGGATATTATTGTATCCATATATTTCAAATGGATTTGATTTACCGTATTTTTCTATTAAAGTTTGGTTAGCTTTAATTCTAGATTTTTTTCTATCAATTCCACTATTAGCACACTTAATGCTACAATATTTTAAGTCTTGTTTATTTTTAGGTACACTTTTTTCCACACCACAATTTAAACAGGTGATAGTTATATTATGGTTTTCATTATAACATTTCCTATCACAGTATTTTTTTCTTATTGGTATTAAATTGCTACAATTTAAACATTTATGTTTTTTACGATTAGATGACATTAATAATATATTATATATTGTTCAAATATAAATATATGAAAATAAGGTAAGGTACCCAAAGGTACCTTATCTTTTATTTAACTAAATGTCAATTATGCCGGAAATGTGACCCCGGTTGGAAGGATATTGAAGTCTAAATATATGAATTCAGCAGTCTTAGTCGGTTGAATATAAATTTGCCCTACTAACTGGTTTCTATCGATTACATCAGGTGTGTTATTCGAATCATCCATTATTACTCTGAATGCATATAAACCTTGTCTTTGTTGTACTGAAGCTAAGTATGGATTTACTTGACTTAAGAATTGGTTTCTTGTTGCAATTGAGTTTTGTTCGAACACTAAGTTTTGAGCAACTTGAGAGATATAAGACTTAAGAGCAATTAGTAAACGGCGAACATTTACACGGTCAAGAGCTGATGCTTTGGTTTGTAATGTTTTCTGACCATATACTACCACACCTTGTCCAGGGAATGTAGCGATTGGATTAACCTTACCAGTATACAAAGAATCTCTATTTGCTTGAGTCAATTTCCATTCAGCACGTATCACATTACTTAATCCACCTCTGTTTATACCGACGGGTGCAAACCAAGGTTCTGATACACTATCATTATAGGCAAATACTCCACCCATCACAGTTGATGCTGGTACCCAAACGTTTTTGCCAGTATCAGGATCAACGGTTTGAGTCCAAGGCCAATAAGATGCCGCATATGATGTATTTCTAGTAGAAGCTTCAGATGTTACACTTGAAACATTTGAACCATATGGTACTAAATCTACAACATACATACTATCACCTCTATTTTGAGTATTATTTATAGCTGTTGTTACTTGAGATGTACCTAATCCAGCAGCTGAGAATAAACCAGGAGTTAGTAAAATATTAAATCTATAGTCATCTTGATTAGCAAGTAAACTAATCATATTGTTATAGTTACTAGTACTAATGCCTTGAATGTTATTAACACCAGTTATTATATCATTATAATACTTAGCACCACCACCATAAAATAAATCTCCTACAGCACCATTAAATGCACCACTAGCATTTACAGGAATTGAAGATGTATATGCAGCTACTGGAGCACCATTGTTGTTAAAGAAGTTTGGAGTTGGTGTATCTACTGATTTTACTCTTACATAAGCACTTCTGTTTGGATATGATCCAGTTATTTCAACTTGATTAGTAGATGGGTTGTAATTACTTTTATAATCACCTATTACCGCCGCTACATAATTTGGAGCAAATGGATCAAGTGATAAATTAGTCCATGTTTCTAATACAGTAGGTTCTAATAAATTATCATCACCTCGACGAACTAATAAATCAAATGTGCCTGAGCCTGTATTAGAGTTTACAACTTGCCATCTTACATTATTTAATGAACCACTGACTAAAGCACCTGATGTTTCAGCTCCACTATTGTTCATGATGTTTCCTTCAGATAGTGTTTCTAATGTTAATGCCACTGATGGAGTACTAACTGTAGCTCCACTAAGCGTCGCCGCTAATCCACCAGGATCACCCACATAACTAGCTGTATAAAGTGTAGTACCATTTATAAAAGTATCACCGGCTGAACCTGACAATATTAATGTGCTGCCACTAAAGCTTGCAGTAACATAGGTTGCTAATTCTGGCCAACCATTTATAGCTTGTGAAGCTGAGGCTACCCAATTCGAACCAGTATTAAAATAACCGTAATCAAGAGTGTTATTATAAAATGTTGTTCCGCCATATCCTTGCAAATACCAGGTGTTGTTTCCTATGTTTAGACTAAAACCTTGGAATGCTGATCCAGTTTTAGCTGCGGTGAAGGTATAAGAACCGGTCGCAGGATTTCCATTGACTAGTGGGGTGTAGTTTCCAACTGAACTTGTAGCAGCTGCGAATGTGCCACTTGCTACTCTTGCTACTAATAGTGTTTCACCACCATTGTTAAAATAGTTGTAAGCTGCTATTGAAGTAAAGTAAGTGTAAGCTTGTCCACCGCTGTTAAAAGTAGTACCAAACTTTGATTGGTAATCACTATATGATGTTACAATAGTGGGAAGTTCATATGGACCTTTTACTGTGGGTCCAATGATTGCAGCCCCAACTGTGATAGGGCCTTGGGAGATAAAGGATTGATCGTTTTCTCTAGCGAGTACTCCAGGTGATATTAAGGTTTCAGCCATGTTCTTTATAATTTATATTTTATTATAAATATTGTAAAGGGGGTCAAAAACCTAGGAAGAACTAGTAAATTCTCCTTTTTCTACATTTATAGTACCATCACCATATTTTTCTTGTAGTGTTTTACCTAACTCGATTTCTTTTTGCTTTAGACCAGATGCTGCGGATTTGAGTTGAAGTTTTTGTTGTTCTAGATCTTGCATACTATATTCTAGAATACCAAATTGTTCAACTAATGTTAATCTTTCTTGTTGGATATCTTTAATTTGTTGTAATTCTTCTTGTGTTAAAACTTTTGTTTCCATAAATGTATTTCATTTTATATGTTATAAATATATTAATCTTATTTAAAAATTATTGAGATATTAAATTAATTGAGAACCAAGTGTCTTTTCCATTAGTCCCCTGTATTACATCTCGGCTAACACCAGAATTTTGATAGAATACAAATGTAATTTCATCACTAGTGCCATCTAAATATACTATTCTACTAAATGTTAAACTTTGTTCTGAGCCATTATTTAGTGGGCTTGTTACTGATGCGCAAAGGGTACCACTGACTAAACCATCTAAACGACATTGACCTGTTGAAGTTCCTGTGTCTGCTAACATGGCTCCAGCTGATACTGAATAATATCCAGCAACATTTGGAGCAACCGTATATGGAGTCGCTGTCATCCATCCGTTTGGATCATATTGACTTGTAAATTCTATAAGTGTATTTGTTGAGTCAGGAATAGATTGATCAGCTGATAAATAACCAGTGCATATATATTGACTTGCGATTAATTGATGTGTTGTAGCAAATGATGCTGTTGTAGCGAATGAGGCACTTGTAGCTTGAGAAGCACTTTGAGCCCAAGATGCTGTTATAGCATAAGTACCTACAGGTAAGAATGAGGCGGTTAACGCATTTGTAGCCCAACTTGCTGTGCCGAATAATGAGCCGGTAATACCTTGGGTTACATCTAGTGAGCCGGTTATACTTTGTGACCCAGAATTATTTAATAATCTTGTCCATCCTTGATATGAACTGCTATTATAATAATATAAACCTTCTGATGCACTTGCCGTAACATAAGTCATTAATCCTTGAGCCGGAGTTGATATGTTTGAAGTTAAGTTTGTTCTAGGTGGAAGAAATCCTTGTGTAGTACTATCTACTTGTAGCATCGAACTTGTATGCATCGATAATCCACTTGCTATGCTTGTTATTAATGCTCTATTTGATAATAAACCAAGAGATATATTTGTTGGCACATTAGTATTACCACCAGCAGCATATATAGAAGCTCCAAGTAAATTATTACTACTTATGCCTAAAATTGATGCTGCTCGCACGCCGACTGCTGATGTTACGTTAATTCCAACAGCATTATTATGACCTCCATTAGAAATAGTTAAAGTAGTCCCACCAGCCGTATATGCTGATGCAATTAATGTACTATCTGCAAGTCTAAAATTAGTAGAACGAGTGGTACCGTTAACATCTAAATTAAATGCCGCTGATCCTGTGTTGATGCCGACAAATCCATTATCTAATACTACTAATGAAGCACTGGTATTGCTATTTTCTACTCGGAGTGTGGTTGTGGCAGATGTTGCGCCTGAACCTCTAACTTGGAGGCGGGAGGTTGGAGTAGTTAAACCTATACCTATGTTTGCACTATTAGAAAAAACCACATTAGTTATTCCGGTGTTACCAAGTGTGAGTATTTGGTTTGGTGATGTTCCTGTTAAGGCTACCCAATTATTACCACTACTTGGGTCTCTAAAAATATTTGAATAAATCCTATCAGCTTTTATGTTACCAGCTACTGATAATCGGTATGTGTGGCTTCCACCACCAAAATCAGAAATAGTTCCTATCCCCACATCCCCACTACTTGAAATAAACATTCTAACACTTCCACTTGTTTCAAATGCTAAAGATTGATTGTCATTAGTACCTAATGTAGCTTGAGCACCGAAGCTATTTCCACCCTGAATAAAGGCGTTTGTGCTTGCTGTGTTAACAAATGAGGCGGTTAATGCGAATGAAGCAGTTGATGCAAATGAAGCAGTTGATGCAAAGGATGCAGTTTCCGCATATGACGCTGTTAGGGCATATGATGAACTTATTGAAGCTTCTTTTAACTTACTTTGTAAATAATATGATGTTAAAGGGAACTCCTGAACTGGTACTTGATCTAAAAATGGGTTTCTAGGCATTTATATATATTTTATCTCAGATGGAATTTGACCCATTATGTTTTTATACATTCTATATCATAAATTATATTTATGTACTATTCACTGATTTCTGTAGGTATTCCTACTATTTCAAATGTAGACGATGGAAACATACCTTCCAATTGGGTTGTTACTTGTTCTGTAATATACAATAAATATTTATTTACTACTCCTTCACCCTCATTATCTGGTTGGGATGGGGCATTTTCTATATAGAACGGCAAACATGCTATACTGTTTGCTCCTTCAGTATATGCGTTTTTGGAAGAATACATAAAACAATCTACAGGAGTTTGTTGACCATTGATTGGAAGATGTAATACTAAACGAAAATATGGTTCTAAATATGTTCCATAATTGTATTCGAGGTTGGATGTTGTTTGTATTGCCATAATAAATGTTTATTATACATATGGTTACATTCCATATCTTGCTCTAGTTGCGTTGTAGTTTTGGAGGACTTCTTGGGCTGAGAGGGTGCGGTTGTATATATGCACACCTGATATATTTCCGATAAATGACTCTAGATCACCTATTCGTCGAGCTCCTATTAATAGTTCATTTGTATTGTATGTAACTGAGCCTGAGCTAAGTATTCCTCCAAGATAAGACATTTCAATACCATTAACATATAATTTTATATCTTGCCCTCCATTAGTTATAGTGCTACTTTAACTTGAAGTGGTGTTCCTAGTGCCATCATACCATTTTTCAAAATCTTTCTACCATCAGTAATATCAATAGTAAAACTTTCTATATAAATTTCACTAGTACTTCCTTCTACAGCTCCAATTTGAACCAATGCAACTTCTTTTATGTAAGGGTAGCTTCTGTCATTCCCTATTGTTGTGAATGTACTATTGTCTGTAAATAGTGAATCTGACAACATTGAGTATCGTCCATTATCATTAATACGATACCAAATGTTTCCTATAGTGTTTTCTAAAACTTTTAATACTCTTGGTGCTCCTGTGTTGTAGTATATTGTTTCATTTCCTGTATCTTCATTGCTTCCCCAACTAGTGGGAACTGTATTGGTTGCAACAAAATAAGTACCTACTTCATTGTCAGGGGCTCCAACATTAGTAAAATCCATACCTGGGGATAGATTAGCTATTTGGTAAGTTACACCTATTGTCAAGTCTCCTGTGTCTATGAAAAAACCTTCGCTACTTCCATTTTGTGTTATAAGAGCCTCATATATTGTATATGGGTTTATTTGATATCCATTTGTATAAATGGTTCCTTGTACTTGTAGAGATCCAGTTACTTGGGCTCCACCCGAGTCTACAATGAGACCATTTTTTATTTTAAAATCGTTTGCCATGTTATTTACCTATCACTGTCCAGGTTATATAATATACATATTAGTTAGAGTTGAAATCTACCTTTAGTTGCGTTGTAGTTTTGGAGGACTTCTTGTGCTGAGAGGGCGCGGTTGTATATTCTGCTTGAATATATATTCCCATTGAAATATGAATTTGATCCTCGGTTGTATCTAACTCCTAGTGTTAATTCTTGTGTGTTACTTTGTATAGTTCCTGTGGTAGAAAGACCAGTTCCACTTTCTACCCCATTAACAAAAATCCGTATAATACTTCCATTATATATACTAACAATATGATATAGTTGATTTAGAGTTATTGGAATATCTGTAGGGGAGTAAGCTGGGGTTGTTGCTCCTATCCGCATTCTAAAAAAAGGATAATTTATTCCGCCAGATTGTATTAATAATGTTTCATAAACACCACTATTATTATCTGCTGATAGTCCTTTGCTAAAAATACCATCACCGTGTGAACTATTAGCTAGAGTGGTTGATTTAATCCATGATTCTAAAGTAATTGTAGAAGTTATATTTAAGGAGGTTGAATTAGGGGTGATTATATAATTATTTATTCCATCAAACACAATACTACCCCCATTCCCAGCATTAAACGTTGGTCCATTTACTAAAGTACCATTATTACCTCCTCTAGAAATATCATTCCATGTAGTACTTCCACTTACATAACTTTTAGTGTTAGCTGCGTCTAAATATAGTACTAGACCGTCTGTAATTATTTTTGGTGAATAACTAAATGCTATATTATATACCTCTTATTATTGTTTTTATTGTCCAAGACCCTGTTGTAGATGATCCAGTTAAAGCTATATTTGAACCTGACACTATTACAGTAAACGAAATGGCACTTGTATTTCCAAAATCTGTTGTTGTTGTTTCTGTAAAGTTAACTGATGATCCACTTTGAATAGCCATTATATTTCCTGCTCTTGCATTTGAGCCTGATTTGACTGAGTATTCAAAGAATGCTGTATCGTATGATGCTGTGGGTAAACTATAAACTGTGAATGATCCTGAATTTGTTTGTACAACTTTTGCAGTTGTAATTAACATTGGATCTTGGTAGTTTCCTATGAGGGTTGTGTTATCTGAGAATACTTCTAAGATTGGTTGTGAACCCTGTACTGTAAATATAGGTTGTGTAGAGCCTGATCCTATGACAGTTAAAATAGCACCTGATATTGCTGTATTAAATGATCCTGATAAGCGTGTTGTACCTGCTACATCCAAAGAGGAAGTTGGGGCTCTGTTTATGCCAACAAGACCATTATCTAGTATTTGAAATAATGTAGTTGGGGTACTGTTTTGTACTAAGAATGAAGTTGTTGCACTTGTTGCGCCTGCCCCTACTATATGAAAAGCAGCTGTTGGTGTTTGTTGGTTAATACCTACATACTTAGTAAATTGCCTTATGGTTATTCTACCAGAAGATGCATTGTTTCCAACCATCTCCAATCTTCCATTCCCAGCTGATAATGAAAAATCAGCGCTCGATCCACCTATGTTCTGTAACCTAAATGCAGCACTAGATGAGTCTACTATATGAATATTAGCGTTTGGGTTATTTGTCCCAACACCGATATTACCACTACTAGAAATAAACATTCTAGTAGAACCACTTGTCTCTAATGCTAATGATTGATTATCATTTGTACCTATTAATGCTTGAGCTCCAAATGAATTACCGCCTTGTACGAACGCATTTGTATTTAAGGGCGTAATAAAAGATGCCGTAGAAGCATATGATGCCGTTCCGAATAAAGAACCTGTAAATGATCCACTAAATGAACCTGTATTTGATAGAAATTGATCTACTCTATTTGCTGTTACTATTACTGAAGGAATACCTGGGTGAGTACCTGATATTGCTTCGGCTAATAATCTCATACCAGTATCGGCTGATATCCATATGATTTGATAATAGTCGTTGGCTGCTGAGGTCACGAACCAGTTCCAAGCGGCAACTTGTTTAGCATTATTACCACTTAGTGTTATAGTGGTAGCAGTATCAGTTAAATCGGTTCCATTTTTTCTTAACCAAATTACTATTTCATCTGTTCCTGAATCTGTTTTTTCTACTTGCGCAGAAAATTGAAGATTATATACACCTGCATTTTGTGTTTTAATGTAAGTGTTAAAAGGATTTGTTGATCCTGATACTGATACTCCATTTGTAATATCAGTAGTATTAAGAGACATTGAACGAGGTGTGTTTGCTACAGGGTTTGTTTGAGTTGTAGTATCGTAAAAACTGCCGTATGATCCTGTCGCTGTATTAAAACCACCACCACTTGCTGCTGAGACTGTAACTTGTCCTTTACCGTTTGTAGGTGATAATGTTACATTTGCTCCTGCTAATAATTGTGTTACACCCCCATTTAAAGCAAATGATGCTGTTGTAGCGAATGACGCTGTAGCTACACTTAAAGATGAAATTGGAACAGGTGTAGGAAAACTTCCACTATTACCAGTCCAAACACTACCAGAGGGTATATTTGGTAAATTGGCAGGACCTGGATTTAGTATTACTCCTTGGCCTCCATTTCCTTCTTTTGTTACATATCCTAATACTTGTATTATTTTATCTCCTGTTGGGCGTGTTGAAGTCCAACCACCACCTGCGGCCACATATATTTCTGTCCCAGCCGGGTATCCTGTTGTGTTTATTCCTTTAATTAATCCTAAAGCTATACCTTTACCTGCTCCTCCAGGATCCAATATATCAGCTGTTATGTAAATAACAGGCATTTTAGCTGGGTTTGCAGCGTCTGCTCTATAAACTATAGAAGCAGCACCTTGCGAGCCAGACACATATACTGGGGTGCCTTTTACTAATTGGGTTAGTTCTCCGTTAATTATTTCTTCATATACGGTTTTTACATACTGTAAAGATAAATTCCCGTTACCGTCAGTCTGTATAAAGGATTCTTCTCCATTATCAGCAGTAGGATATATTAACCCGCTAGCTGTAAATAACTGAGAGACATTAATGTTATTAGCATTTATGTCGCCGTTTAATATTAAAGTATTGGTTGGGTTGTCCCATACCATATTACTACTTCCACTTAAAGAGCCACTATAATTATATTGTATGCTGCCTGTTGGTCCACCGGGGTTTCCACCTCCACCACCATCATTAGTAGTATCATAAAATCCTATAGGGACTTGATCTAGAAATCTAACTCTTCCTGGCATTTTGTTATAAATATTATATTATGGTTGCTTTTGATATAGATTGGTCTATTTGTATTTGTCTTTGGATTTGTTTTTTCTTAAGTTCAGTAGCAGTACCGTCAGAATTAACTGTGCCTTTAAGAATAGCATCATTAGATGTAGCTTCAATTGAAAATATTACTTTAGACTTATCACGAAATTTCTTAATAGAATTAAGATCTTTTTGCATAACATTAGGGATAAGGTACCCATTAATTTTAATATCAAATGTACTTTTAACAGCACGTTCATTGTTATCAGACAATTCATTTATAGTACTAAATGAATCTATACGTGTTTGAAATTTATAACGTTGAGGATCTCCCCAGTAGGAATCTGAAGCATAGTTTATGGCTTCAATTATATTATTTAGTTGTTCTATATAATAAGTGAATGCAACACAAGTGTATGTCACTGTGACGTAATCAGGCATTATAGCGGCGTAATATGTTTTTTCAGGTACTCTATTGTTTAACACATTAAAATTAGAGTATGTATCGTATGGGGAATAGTTTTTTGTAAACACTCCAAAATTGTTAGGATTGTTAGCGTCTAACTTGTTGGCTATAGTTCTATTTTTTTCTATATTATTACGTTTGAATACTATAAGAGGATACATAGGAGCACCATCATGATCTCTATAATACCCATCTCTTTGCATTGACTTCCATTTTTCTGGGGAGCCATATATTATAGGTACAACTAATCTTTCACCATTTTGTATTACAAAAGGTTTAATAACATTTTGAAAGTAAAATAATATAGCTTCATCTATATCTTGTATACCTACACTAAATTGCTTAGTAGTATCACCCTCAAAAGATGTTTGTAATGCTCTGTTATTTTGAGGAGATTCATATGAGTAATTGGGATTACCCATAGTAGCATCCTTAGGTGTCTGAAGTTCTACACTTATTTCTCGTTGGGTTTTGGGTATTGGTTTTCTTCCTTGTGTTGCCATGGTTTATATTTTATAGTCTATACGGTTGGATACCTAGACGATCTCCAGGTACATAGTGAGCAGTACATATAACACTAACGTTGTATCCAAAGTTTTCTAGTCCTGGATTTAATGGGTTGTTTCCGTTAGCATCAGTAAATGGATAATCTGGGTCTTTACCTACAAATAATTGAGTCATTACTTCATTATCTATTTCCCAATAAGCATTTTGGAACATTATTATATCACCAATAGATGGTACTACATTTGCTTCTACAAGATCATCTCTTAAAAATTTAAAAGTTATAGGCCAATCAAATCCCACCATATCATTTGATGTGGATGCAGCTTGATCGCCTATATCAATTAAAGCATTGAACAATATTGGTTCTTCGAAATATCTTCCATTTGATGCTTCCCCATACATGTTTATAATAGTATTAGTCACATTGCATTTATAGAAAACACACTGTTGAGAGATAATATTGCCCATCAATTCTCTGTTCACATATCTGAACATACTTATATCTCTTGAACTTCCAAATAGAGCCATGTTTTAATTTTTAAATTTCTATTTATATTCCTTATTGTGTATCATATATGTTTTTTCATTACCCAACGTATATATAAGTTGGTGAATAAGTAATTTCTTTAACACGTGCTTCAGATTCAGCCGCCCTTCTCTCAAGTAATGCTTGGTTCGAAGTTTGGTCAAAATATGTGCGTAATCTTTCAATCAAGGCATTTTTAGTTTCAGTAGCTGATGATAATAAATCTTGTTGATTTAATGTCACCGCATCTCCTGGTATTGGAATAGTATTGTATTTTCCTCTAACATATCCTAACATTTCTTTAGATAAAGCTAAAGTGTATTCAAACACCCATTGTCTTCCTATAGAATTAATTTGTGAATATACTGGGTTGGAGTATGGAGCATTAGATTCATTTGTAGCTTTAGTCCCATTAGTTTCTTGTATTGAGTTATTTATTCTATCATCTAACTTAATATATTGAATTGATAAATGTGAATATACATTACCGTAATCTGGTATAGGAAATATCCTTAATTTATTATTAATAATTTCAAAAGTATAATTAGGACCAACTACTGTATTCTGCATTTCAATAGATTGAGCAGTCTGTATTGTAAGACTTGTTGGCACCATTAAATATCCTGTAGCACCATATCCTAAACCGTATGTGCCAGCGGCTGGCGCTCCTCCTAAATTAGCATAAGCTATAGGATTATAAAGTTGGTTAATAGCAGGAGGGGCATTATAAAATATATGTTTTATTTCAATACCACCGGTTATATTTTGAGCGGCTGCCCATAATGATAGGTCGTAATCTTGTACTCCTGGAATTAGAGGGATTGAGCCGCTAAACCAAGTAACATTACCACCAACACCTGCTTCTTCACCATATTGTTGAGATAAACGCACAATCGTCGCGAAATTCGGAGTTATGATGGCATCATTTAAATTTACACTAGTGTCCAGACCTTCGATATTTAATAAATTATCTCTAACCTTAAACGAGTAAAGTTCATTACCATATGTTGTAACAGCATATTCAAATGCTGTGTAAAAATTTATATCTTGTAACTCAACTTCTTGGATAGGATATCCTAATCGTTGAGCACAAAATTTAGATACTTTATCAGCATCTGTTTGAAATTGAGGATCATAATCGTAAAACCCAAATGGAGTATCTCCAGGGGCAAACGATGAGGAACCAGGCCAAATAGGTACATTCATATTTTTAAGTTGTTGCTATGTAATATTCAATTTTTGCTGTTGAAGCAGATGGAGCGACTTGTATATTGTAGATATACTGATCAAATGTAAAAGTTGTTGCGGAGGGTGTAAATGATCCACTATTTCTACCTGCTGTTGAAGAGAAAATAAATGAACTTCCTGTTGTTACAGTTGATACAGCATTGTATGTTATATTATTTGTGTCTACTGTCTGTATGTTTATTAAAACAGGAACACTAGATAAATTTGTTACTCTACCATATTTAAAACTACTTGTAGAGAAAGTACCAACACCTGTTGGGTATAATGAAGGATTAAATGAAAATAAAGATGTCCATGACCCTGAAGTACAAACTAAAGTTCTATTGTCAATATTATTGATATTGTCAATGTTGTAAGTAGTATATGCCCCTAAGTCATTTCCGTTTAATGTTATATTCTCATATATTTTTGAAGTTAAAGTAGCCATTATTTTTGATAATAAATATGGGAAAAGTAGTTACTTTCCATATTCATAATCAAGTATTTTACCAACTAAGTCTGCGCGGTGATTTTCTTTAAGTTTAATCCACTTTATTTCTTCTATTTTTTTAGATAACTCAATAACATAAGATAAACCGTTAATTTCTCCAGTAGATGTTTTTATATCAGTTTGCTCGTTATCTCCGTTTATCACGATTTTTCCCGTTTTACCTAACCGAGTAAGTATGGCTAACATCTCGGCCTTAGTTAGGTTTTGAGCCTCTTCTACAATTAAGATATCGTCAATTGTTTTACCACGTATGAACTGTACAGGTAATGCTTTTACCTTTCCTTCTTCTACAAGTTTAGGAACTTCACTTTTATCTGAACAGCATTTAATTAGGTTTTCAAGTAACGCTTCCATATATGGGTCAAACTTGTCATTCAAAGAACCAGGTAAAAACCCTAAACTTTTACCTACTTCAATCGCGGCGCGAGTATTGTATATGCAGCTTATTTGTTTTTTCTTCAGGAAATCAAGCGCGGATTGTGCGCATACTAGAGACTTACCACTACCTGCTCTGCCTGTTACTATAACTATTTGGTTTTCAACTATGAGACGTTTTGCTTCTTTTTGCTCCTCATTAAGTTGTAAAGCACTAATTGCCTTAATGTCATTTTTTCTAACGCGATTAGGTTCTTTCATGTTGTAACATTTGATACAGTTATACATATACTCAAAAAAATAAAGAGCCGCTTTCGCGACTCTCTCTATATTTCATATTTAGTTGATCCACAGTCCCATATTCTTGAATAACCTAATTCACCCATAATTTCTTTTTCAGTTTTACTCATATTTGCTCCAAGTTTTTTTAAAGCACCTTTATTAAAATTATACCTATGTATTCTACTTAAGAAATCTTTAGTATAAAAATATCCAGGAGATGAAGATGATACTTTTTTAAATCCAAGTTTCAGATACATGTTATTGTTAGGATCAGTCCATCTATTATCTGAATATGAGTATATTTTATTTGGTGAATAATGTTTAGTAAAATGCTTAATTAACTTGGCTGAACCTCCTACTACATATTGTGATGAAGCAAATCTACTTAATTCATATACGCCATTTTGTGATTGTTTTTGACCTAAAGATATCCTTGGATTTGAAAAAGTCATTACAGCTGTTAATATATCATTATAATATAATCCTAATTTTATAGAACTTCTATCTTCACCTTGGATATGATGCATATTTAAAAATACATTTTTTTCACGTGATGTGATTTCTTTAACTACACATTTTCTAGCGTATATTTTTTCTTCTTTTTCTTTACATAATATTGATTTAAGTTTTTTCTTAACTATATCCTTTTTATTTAACCATTCATCTGAAAATATTTGTATTAGTCTTATTCCTTGTTTTTTACATTCATTTGTTTTATTTATATGATAATCATTATATTTTCCATTTTTTTCTGAATGCCAGTATAGCCCATTATATTCTATTCCTATTTTTAGGTCAGGGAAATATATGTCAATTTCTCCTTTAGGAATAAGTTTTCTAACGTTTGATTCAACTACTCCATGGTATATTTCTTTAATATATTTTTCTAATTCTTGTTCTTCTTTAGATTGTTTCCCTATAGTAGTAAATACTTCCCAATCCCAATGGCCTTTGATATAATCTCTATGATATGTATCTTTATTTAGATCACAGTTTTTTCCATTTTCTAATATAGTTACTTCAGCCCCACACCCACACTTACATGTTGGAGTTATACCATTAAGTTCATGTTTTATTATATACTCACTTTTTGTTATTTCTGGATGGGA